CTTTGGAATGCTTATATTAGTTATATAAGATAAACAATTAAAGGATTAAAAAATGACTTTTCAAAATATCGTAATCTTCGACTTAGATGGAACAACGATTGATAGCACTCATCGTCAAGCAACTCTTGCTGATGGAACTCTCAATCTTGCCGCTTGGAAAGAAGCGGCAACGCCTGAAAAAATCTTTCAAGATCAAGTTTTACCGCTTGGTCATCTTGTCAATCGCATTGGCAAAAAAGCCTATACCATTATTTGCACTGCTCGCAATATGAGCGATGCTGATTATGAGTTTTTAATGGATAATGGAATCAATGTTGATAAAATTATCTCAAGACCTCATGGCAACAATGAGCCTGATGGTGAATTGAAAAAGAAACAACTTAATTCGTTTCTATCACTCAAACAATTCAAACATAAAAATAAGATCATGTTTGATGATGCTTCTTCTGTAAGATCAATTTTAAGAAAAATTGGAATTACAGTTATCCATCCAGATAAGGTTAATGCAAAATTAGCCTAATTTCCCAATTAAATCAAACACTTACGGCCGCCCGGCCGCCTGCTAACTATTTGTTTTTATTGCATTTTTTAGCATGAGGCACCGCTTGGAACAAATCGTGAACAGATCAGGGTCTAGCCGAGAACAAATCGTGAACAAAAAAAATTACAAGTCACTGAAAACATTGAATAAAAAAATGAAAAAAATGCGTTTTAGGGGTTGAAATAATCTGAATAATGCTTATATTAATATTATGAACAACGGAGGTTATCCCATGATTAACTCTTTTTCTGATCTTGATTCTCGTTTTGCCGCTATCGCTGGCAAGCCTCATGCAGTCACTCGCAAGAGCGCGGGCGCGGTTGGTGAATTGTTTGAAGCGTTAATGATTGGTGGCATTGTTGGCAATCAAAAGGGTGCAGATTTTGCCGCGATTGATACAGAAGCAAAGGTTCACTATGCTAAGAATCCCACAACAATTTTCTCTTTCGCTTTTACGCAAGGTATGAAGCCAAGCGATTTTTCCAAGCGGTTTAATTCTGGAATTGCTCGCGCTGGCGCGACTAACAAGCATGGTCATAGCGTGACTGTTAAAGGTGATATGGTTCAGGTCACTGTAAATGGTCAAGCGGTGGCTGGCTGGACTATTGCCGAGATTGCCGAGCGTATCGAAATGAAGATGCCAAATCTCGCAATGGTTGACGCTACCAAGCGCGGCAATCAGGTGATCTTCAATGAGATGTTTGTTGGCAAACGGGTAGTCGCTGAGCGGTTTATCGAAGCGATTGCAAGCGGTGCGGTAGTGATCGAGATGCGTAGCGGTGCGGTGCAGTTTAGAGCAAAGCCAGCGACCATCAAAGAATGGTTTGAGACAATCCATTAAGGTGTGGCAGAAATGCCACACTCTAGAAGAAAAATGAAAGAAAAACGCAATTAACCCTTGAAATATCACGCTAGATGTATTATATATAAAGGGTAACAACGAGAGGTAATACGATGCAAGTTATGATTCAAGATGTTCCTGTAATGACTGATAAAGAACTGGAAACAATCCAGATCAATCTTGAGGGAACTCATGTTGTGGGCTTTAATGCTCAACTGTTGTCTGCTGTTAAATCAGAATTGGAGACTAGAAATGCAGAATGGTTCGCAGAAACCTTTGATGAAGAAGGCGAAGAAGATCTCTTTGAACTCTTCGCCTAAGATCACCCAGATCATTAGATCTAAAAAAGGCATCCATGCCTTACGCAATGAAATCGCGCTGAGAGAGGTAAAACTATGCTCTGGAAATCAATAGAAATCTTTTGTATCATTCTTGGGATGCTGATGGTATCCTCACTTCCAATCTTGCTGATATGGTGATGCTATGTTTGGTTTGATTGGAACTGTTCTTGTAATCTGGCAAATGAGCGCGTTGGCTAATGGCGCGCCTCATTGGGCTTTGATGATGGGTTGTGGTGCGGCTGTGGCTTGGATGGTGCATGGTTATCAGCGACAAGATATATGGATACTGACAACCAATGTTATCCTACTAGGTATCGCAACATATGGTTTAGTTTCAAACACTTAGGAGGCGCCCGGGGGCGGGCTAAGTCATTGTTATTAAACGAAACTTTTTTTATTTTTTTGTGCATTTTGTTGTAATCTGAACACTATTGGTCGCTTATAGGACAGACTTTTCTAAAAATGTCGTGTATAACTATAGATAAGATAAACAAATAAGGAATGAAAGATGTTTAAGATTATCGTTGATACACTACCATTCGATCCACCATATCGCAAAATTCCAGCGGTATATAAGGATCGCTTTGGGAATGTAGTTAAAAACCCAGCCAAGCACCTTGCAAAGATGCAGGCTCGTGAATTGGCTGAAAAGATTTTGAAGGAAGGAAAATAAAATGCTGACATTTTACACTGCTGGAAAAGTTTGGCACAATAGCAAATTTCAGGCTCTGCGTGGTAAGGGTTTCCCTGTAAAGGCACGCTGGATTGATCTAGATAATGAAAGCGATTTTGTTCTAAATCGTAAGGATCAACTCTGGAATCTCTGCTATGAGGATGTGCGAGATAGTGACTTTGTATTGCTATATTGTGAAGATGCTAGCGAAGAACAGCGCGGTGCGCTTGTTGAGATTGGCATGGCCTTTGGCTTTGGCAAGCCTGTATATGCTGTTGGATCGTGTAAAACAATCAAGCCAAATGAAATCTCTGATGTGGCTTTTACCCACTTCAAAAATTGGACTTGGTTAAATACTGATGATCTGACTGAAGGTGCAATGATTGCGCTAGAGACTGAGCGCATGAAGCGCGTTGCTAAACAAATCGAACTTGAACTGGAGACAGCATAATGCCTTATATTCCTGAACCACAACGCTTTGAAGCAGACAAGATTATGCGTGATGAAGGGCTGTTGCAATATGTACCCTCAAACGCTGGAGAACTGAACTGGATAGTTACAACGCTGATTGATAACTATCTCAAACATACTGGCACACGCTATGCCCATCTTAATGAGATGATAGGCGCGTTGGAATGTTGCAAACTTGAACTCTATCGTCGTATTGCGTCACCCTATGAGGATGATGTAAAAGAGAAAAATGGCGATGCGTATTTTTGCAATCGCCAGATGGGGGCTGATTACTAGCCCTCATTTTCTCTGCTTTTTCAACCACTTACGAGGCACCGGGCGCAACCTGCTAAGTCCTTGAATTTATTGAGTTTTTTCGGGCGTGTGACATATTTGCAACACTAGTCATAAAAAACGCATTGGGGTCAATTTAGTTGTTGACTTTTCTGTTTTTATGCTGTATAACTATATATGAAATTAACGAGGAGAATTATCATGATGGTCATCGAAACTCACCAAAAGGCTTTTGGTTTTCGCACTGTTTTCACTCTTGATGGTGAGGTTGTTAGTCAACTTCACACTAACTTTCAGCCTACGATTGAGGAAATCGAGGCGAGGCGTGAACAGATTCTCACGCCTGGGTGTGATGATTGTGCTTTTCTAAAGCATCGCTGTGGCGAATGTTTAGAATACGATTTTGAGGAAGATGACTATGATGATGGTCAACCCTCTTGGGAACAAGAGTGGGAAGATTTTGGGGAGGTATATTCTGATGAGTATTGAGAACTTAATCAAACTAAATGAATTTGCTGAACAGGTGCATAACCAAGGTAAGCGTGTGGCTATCCTATTAGAAGGTCGTGATGGTGCTGGTAAGTCTGGTACTATTCGAGAATTAACTCGCTATCTTCCACCATATACCTATAAGGTACTTCCATCGTTTATGCCAACTAAACGCATGATGAAAGCATGGTTGCCTGAATGGAAAAAACTACTTCCTGAATCTGGACAGATAGTTTTCTATGATCGCTCTTGGTATTCTCGCGCATTACTTCAGCCTGTTATGGGTTGGTGTTCAGATCGTCAATATCAAAACTTTATGTCAAAAGTTATTGGGTGGGAATGTTCACAAGATGTTTCTATTATGAAAATTTGGCTATCTGTTGATGAAGCAAAGCAACGAGCATTGTTAGAGCGGCGAGAAAGTGACCCTCTGCGTTATTGGAAATTCTCACCTAATGACGCTAAGACTGTTAGCAAGTTTGATGACATCTCTATAAAAAAGCAATCTATGTTTTCCACAGATAACAACTGGCAAATTATAGATATGTCTGACAAAGATCAGGGTCGTGATAATGCGTTGGCGCGAGTCGTTGATTTCCTAGCGAAATCAATGGCTTAGCCAGCGGCCGGGGGCGCGCTAAGTCATTGAAATCATTGAATAATTAATTTGCATTTTGTCGTGAAGTGAACACTATTGGTCGTTCTCAGGCGAGAAAGTTTTAATTTTTTACTGTATAACTATATACATGATGAGAAAACAAAAGAACAAAAAAGCAAATCCAATGGCAAAGTCACTGCGAGTTTTTCGCCCTGCTGTTGTGCGCTCTAAAAAAGCCTACTCAAGAAAGGGTCAAAAGATTGACGCAAAAAGGTTGGATGTGTCAAATTACTGACTTGACTTTTCTGTTTTTTTGTGGTATAACTATATTATCAAATGAAACGAAATAGCCAAATAGGAGGATTACTCATGGCTCAAGCATCTACAAAGGTTGTCAACTATACCTCAGAAATGGTTGAAAAAATGGTTGCTATGTATTCAGAACTTGGCAACGATGGTCTGGATCAGATCGCAGAAGCAATGGACAAATCTGTTCGCTCTGTTCGTTCCAAACTTGTTCGTGAGGGCGTTTATATTGCGTCCCCAAAGGGCAAGCCTTCTTCTTCAAAGTCTCAAGAGCCAACTAAAAAAGAACTCTTGAACCAACTGGAAGAAATTGTTGGTTTTGATTGCACCTCACTTACAGGGGCAACCAAACAAGGCTTGGCAATGCTGATTGACTACACTCAGCAACAAGCCTAACTTGAGGGGGCTTTGCCCCCTCACCTCTCTAGACTAAGGATGAAAAAAATGGCAAAAAAATTCTCTACTTCCAAAATCCAGCATGAACCAAAATTCAAGCACACTTCACAGGCTGGACGCAAGGGATCGCTCAAAACTTCTAGCATGAACAAGCACAAGCGCAGACGCTCTAAACTCTACGCACGCCAAGGTCGTTAACTTTTCTGGAGGATTGACATGAAAAAATTTTTCGTTGGTCTTTATCTTGCTTACAGTGTTGCCACTGATACCATCATCTGGGGTGGGGCTATCTATATACTTATCAAGGGCTTGATTATTTAACAATATCAAGCACTTGCACGGCCCCGGGGCCTGGTTAACTCATTGAATTCATTACACTTTTTCACTGTGACATATTTACAACACTCCTACAAAAAAAGCATCTGGCATCAATTTTCCGCTTGACTTTTCCTATATTTTCATGCTATAAAAGGTTATCAATAACAAAAAAGGAATATCCTAATGAAAGAAAAAAGAGTTTTTATTTTTGACCTAGATGGAACAGTTATAGATAGCGAGCATCGCACACCACGCGATAGCGAAGGGAAACTAATTCTACAAAAATGGTTTGATCTTGCTACACCTTCAAACATTGCTAAAGATACTCTACTTCCTCTGGCTTCACTTTTCAGAAAAGCAAAACAAAGACGACATCATGTTGTGATCTGCACAGCCAGAACTCTCACAAATGCAGATCGTGCATTCTTAGCAAGACACGCACTTGCTGCCCCTATTGTTCTTTCAAGACCAGAAGGTGATATTACACCAGATGGAATCTTTAAGAAACAACTCTTAGAAGACCTTTTTAAGATTCGTTTTCACAACATGAAAAAAATCATGTTTGATGACAATGATGAGGTTAGATCAGAGGTTCGCAAACTTGGCGTCAAGGTTGTTGATCCTAGACCACTAAATGAGGTTGCA